CTGTTTGTGTTCCCCATCCATGAAAGCTTATACCTTCTGGAATAGGATTAACTAAACTACCAGTAGTTGTCCAACTTGAACCATCATATTCTTTTGAATCGGTAGATGATGAGGGAACAGTGTCATTACGACCCCCTGCAATCCATATCGCAGTATTTGGTCCATCTGCAGCACAACCTGCTATTCCTGATGGCAAAGATTCATCTGATGACCATGATGATCCATCGTAAGCTATCATTCTATCTGATGATGCTGGAGGAGGGTCTCCAATTCCACCCATCGCTACAGCCGCTGTTTGTCCAACACCGGCTCCAGTACTATAAGAATTTCCTCCAGGACCAATAGCTGGAGCAGCTCCACCTGCAGTCCAATTAGTTCCGTCCCATTCGTAAGTTGCTGTTCCTGGTCCATAAGAACCAATACCATCCCAAGCTAATCCTGCTGTTGCAGGGCCTACGCCACCACCTATAAAAAGATTTGCTGGAAGATCTTCTGCAGAACTCCAAGAAGCTCCATCATACGTCCATGTTTTATTTTTTGTATCTCCTGGATATTGTAATCCTCCAGTTATCCATGCTGCTGTTTGTGTTCCACCAGAAGAACCACCTCTAACTATTTGAGGTACTGTTCCACCACTAGAAAATGCTCCAGCAGTAATTACGTTTGTTGATTTAACAAATTGTTCTGCTAAAGTAGATCCAGCGCTTCCTCCAAATATACCAATTGCCGAAGTACTAGATCCTTGACCAGCTGCTTGTTCATTTCCATTTGAAACTAAACTTAATGGATTAGTTGACCATGAAGTTCCATCCCATTCTTCAATTGCTCTTGAAGCAGAAGGATAAGGTGTGTTTCCACCTAATATGGCTGCATCCGAAGTTGTTCCCTGCATTGCTGCAGGTCCTTGATTATTTCTTCCTGTGTTTAAAGAATTAACTGTTGTCCAAGATGATCCATTCCATTCTTCTGTTACAGCTCCTGGACCAGGTTCTCCTGATGCAGCTAAAGCTGCTGTTTGAGTTCCACATCCTGAAGCGTTAACTCTAGGCGTGTTCATATCGTTTGGTTGAACAGCCCAATTAGTGCCATCATAATATTTTGTTTTAACTGAACCTGTGCCAGGTGGGTTTCCACCTGAAAATATAATACCTGCTGTTTGTGGTCCACCGCCTGCTATACCTCTAAGTGCTTCAGGCATTGCATTTGCAGTTGACCAAGCAGAACCATTATATTCTTCTGTTGCATCTGATAATCCAGGAGGTGTTGTTCCTCCAACCGCAACTCCTGCAGTTAATGTTCCAAAACCAGATCTATTAGTTTTTTGAACATTTAAAGCTCCACCATTTGCCCAACCAGTTCCATTAAATTCTTCTGTTGTAGTTACTGCAGAGGCAGGTGGGCTTCCACCAAACACACCCATAGCATCTGCTGAAGCTCCTGAAAAAGAACCCATCATATTTGAACCAGTAGTACCTCTTAAAATTCCTGGTTGAGAAACAATAGAAGAAGACATTGTTACAGTTTTAAAAGTGTTACTATCTGTATTGTACCAAACTTGTCCTGCAACATTAGCGTCGCTTGGATCAGTTGATAATGACTTAATTGCTTTACCGTGTATTTCTCTATATGTGCTCATAATTAACTCGTACTAAATGTTTTTACATTACCCGTTATTGTTTCTCCAGTGAATTCTTCTGTTAAAGTTCCTGTTCCAGGAACAGGGCTTCCACCAAAAGCTAAAGCTGCTGTATTTCCTGTTTCTACTCTTGTTGAAGCTAATTGTCTTCTTGCAGTTGCTAAAGACGGAGCTGTTGCCCAAGTTGTACCATCCCATGTTTCTGCAACTGCTGTAACAGAAGGTGTTCTACCACCAAAAGCTATTGCTGCTGTTTGCGTACCTGAGCCACCTAATTGTGATCTGGCAGTAATTAAAGTATTAACTGCTGTCCATGTAGATCCATTATATGTTTCTGCATTTGCATAAAGTGGTGATCCAGGTCCTCCTTGTCCACCAAAAATTAATCCAGCAGTTTGAGTTCCTGCTGTTCCGTGATCAAGTGTTGATTGATTTTGAGTTCCAGGTGAAACTGCTGTCCAAGATGAACCATCATATTCTTCTGTTACATTTTGAAGTGTTCCTTGATAAGCAGAAGCATATAAAGCTGCTGTTTGAGTTCCAAGACCTCCATACCCATAACGTGATTGATTTAAATTATTTTGTTCTGACCATGAAGAACCATTGTATTCTTCAGTATGACCAGTGCCTGTAGGCGCAACATATCCACCAAAAATTAATCCTGCAGTTTGACTTCCCGCAAATCCACCTTGGTACCTGGAAGTGCCTATGTCTCCACCTTCACTCCAAGTTGATCCATTATATTCTTCTGTTTTTACAAATGGAGAAGGAAAACCTGATGCTGCAAAAGCTGCATTTTGTGTTCCACCACCAAAACGATAACCTTTTGCATTAGCCAAAGCTCCACCAGTAGCCCATGCTGCAGCGGTTATTACGTTTGTTGAAGTGTTAAATTCTTCTGTTATTCCAGGAGAGGCATCTGGTGGTGTTGTAAGTCCACTTGCCGCTATTGCAGCTGTTCCCGTTCCTGCTCCATTTGTTCCTGCTCTTCCAGTTGCTAAAGTAGGTGCAACTGACCAAGATGTTCCATCCCAAGATTCATTTGTAGTAACTGCAGTTCCAGGACCATTTCCTGCAAAAACAACTGCAGAAGTTTGAGACATAGCTGAACAACCAGTGCTATTTTTTGCTACGTTAGTGCTTGTTCCAGTTGTCCAAGCAGAACCATCATAATTTTCAACTGTGGTTACTGGACCTGTAACATAACCTGTTGCTAAAGTTGCAGCTGTTTGTGTTCCAAATAAAGAACTTGCTCTTCTAGCCGTTCCTAAATTTCCACCATTAGTCCAAGATGAACCATTATATTCTTCTGTAGCGTTTGAATTTGATCCATCATAACCACCTGCAGCTAAACCCGCTGTTTGACCACTAGGGCCTCCAGCTCCAGCATTATATAAACTTCTAGCAGTTGTCATATTAGTTTGTTCTGCCCAAGCAGATCCGTTATATTCTTCAGTGTTTCCTGTATAAGGAGGAGTGCTTCCTCCAAAAACTAATCCAGCAGTAACACTTCCTGCTCCACCTGCTAAATATTTAACTTCACCAATTGTTGTAATTGTAGTCCAACCATTTCCATTATATTCTTCAGTATTATCAATTCTAGTATCTGGACTGTATTGATAACCACCTGCAACTATATTAGCTCCCTGTGTTCCTATTCCAGATCCACCAAATTCTCTTCCAGTACTCATAGGTGAAGCGCTAGACCACGCTGAAAGATTAGCTAATCCTCTAAGACTTCCTGTAGTAGAATTATACCACATTTGTCCATCAGCACCCGCTGTCGGATCCGATGATAATTTTTTAATTTTCTTTCCTACTATTTCTCTATAAGTTGACACTACAACTCCCTATTAATTACTCTTCAGTAACCAACCTTGAGTGTTATCCGTAAAGACTAAAGTATTAGCAGCTCTTTCTGTTGCAACAGTTAAATCTGCTGCTGTTCCATTAATATTTTTACCATTTCTTGCAACGGTTAAATTATTGGTATCGAAAGTTCCTGCATAATCTATAAACGAAATTTCATCTCCTATAGTTGGTGACGCTGGTAGAGTCAAAGTTATGGCTCCAGAAGTAGTATTCATAAAATATCCAGCTCCTGCTGCACCTGTTACAGGAGAATCTCCTGTTACTTTTACAGCTTGCCAAGATGTTCCACCTGCTTCTAATTCTTCCCAAGATAAAACTCCACCTGTTGTTGATTTTAAGACGTAGCCATTTCCTCCTGCTACGGCTGCCGGCCACGTAATAGTATAATCCGTAGTCGTACCCGATGCTTTCATACCTATGTATTCTCCTCCAGTAGTATCCTGAAGTCTTAATTCTTTCTGAGAACCTATATTTAAACCTGTTGATGAATTCCAAATAAAGTTTGAATCTCCACCAAATGCTCCTGAATTATTAAATTGAACTTCTGTATCTGATCCACCTGGTAATCCACCTGCTACAACTTCTGCTACATTAGGATTACTAGCTGCTCCATCTGCATAAATAATTTTCCAACCTTTATCACCTGTTGCCCAAGTAACAGTATTTCCTGAACCACTGGCTGTTTTAAGTTGTACTGTATAAGAACCACTTGTGCTGTTTTTAATAAAATAAAAATTTTCTACATCGTTAGGAAGCGTTACAATTTTATTTCCTGATATAGTTTCAGGAGATTCTGCTCCTAAGATAATTACTCTTGTTGCAAGAGTTGCACCAGTTCCTCCATCTGTAACATCTAAAGCTGTAGTATTAGCTCCAGCCCCACCAGCATTTAAAGTTTGAACTTTAAATCCACCAGATATTTGTTCAAATATTTGTAAATTTGTATTGGTCTTTGTTCCCCATGTACCAGCATTTTCGCCAGTTGCCATTAGTTCTACGCCAAGAGGTGTATATGTCGATGCCATTGTTAAAATTCTCCTAGTTTGTTAGTTTATATTGTTTATTTAGTTTTAAGTCAAACATAAATTATGCTGTTTTAGTTGTATATCCGCCAGAAGTTTTAGGAGTTTTCCTAGTATATCCTGTGCTAGTTTTAGGTGTTAATTTACCATAATATTTTAATATTAATTTATCATCATTTAATGTGGTTGTGGCTGTTACACCAAGACCATCTAAACTTGCACCAGAAATTATGCTTTGAGTAACTGAGCCTAAAGTAGAGGTACTGCTTTGACCTGTTAGTCCCATAATATCTGCTGGAGCCAAAGATCCTATACCTGTGGTAGCAGATTGACCTGATACATTTATAGTTGGATCAGATGTAAATGCAAAAGATCCTACACTTGATGTAGCCGACAATCCTGATGGATCTACTAATGTAACTCCTGCAGTAGAAATAGTTCCTAATGCGGTTGTAGCAGATTGCCCTGATAAACCTACTGAATGATCGTCTTCTGTTAATAATCCATGTGAGGATATTAAACCTAATCCTGTAAGCGTAAATGTAAGATCTGATTTAACAGCTGATAAAGAATTTAATGTAGATGTAGCAGATAAACCTGTTAATCCAACTACGTCTTTAGCAATAACTGTTCCAAGAGTTGCTGTTGCACTTAAACCAACTAAATTTTCAACTGCACTTTCAACAGATCCCCAACCGTTTTCACCCCAATTAAGTGTACCCCAACCAGGTTTTATTTCTATTAATTCGTTTGGAACTCCAAGAGAAGTTGTAGCTGTAAGACCTGTAAGTGTAAGAATAGGTGTATCACCCCATGATTGATAGCCCCAACTGTTACGTCCCCAACCTTGGGTAATTATATTTGTATCACCCCAATCAGCTTGTCCAAAATAAGAACGACCCCAACCATCAGTGTTAGCTTCACCACCCATACCAGAGTGATTAGTGCAGTAATAATATAAAGTTGAAGGTGCACCTGCTGCAACTTCTATTTGTGTGTAAGCTCCTGCATTACCAGGCACACCAGATGTAGTTACACCAGTAGTGTAAGGTGTTGAGTTTCCACTGTCGCTTGAAAATCTTAAAGGGTGATTACCATTAGTTCCATCTGATTGATCAAACTTATAAGTAAGACCAGCTCCGATCATTACGGTAGCTTGTTGAACACCATCAATATAGTATTTACCACCAGCGACTGTTACGGTGAATGTCTGAGCTATCGACATAAGGACGTTCTCCTTATGCTATCTGAATGATTGCGTTTCCTGCTGTTTGAGCTGGGAACTGAATTGTAAAAGTTCCGCTAGTAACAGTTTTGTCTGAACCAAAGTTAATTGCGCATACTGCTTTGTTTGACTGAGAAGAATTATAAATTAAACATCCTCTTGCAGTAAAAGAAGCTGATGAACCCCAACTTGTATCTGCAAATTTACAACAAGCAGTATCACCTGATAAAACTGGAGTAGTGCTTGTTAAAGTATTTCCACCACCTGTATAACCTGAAGAAGTTGTTGTTACTTCATACGTATTTGTTGGATCAGCAGTAGCGTCTGCTGGTGCAGTATAAGCTGTTGTTGATTTACTTAAAGTTGCTGAGTTACTTGAATATAAAGCTATCTTAAATGTGTTTCCTGAAGAGTTTGTAAAATTGTGGGTTCCCACTAAAATTTCTTGCTTAAAGCTATTACAAATCGCCGATGTTATTGTCATACTTTACTCCTAATTATTGATTTGCAGATTCAATTGGTATACGAACAGTGCCGTCAGTATAGTCATCTCTTCTACGTCTACCAATTTGCATCGCTGCAAACTTTTGTAGCTCTTGTTTATATTTATTTTCATAGAATGTCAACATATCCATAGGGCCTTTTAAAAACCCATAAGCTTCTACTAAACACGCATATAGTAAACCTTGAGGAAAATAATTACTAATATATGTTCCTCCGGTATTAGTCTCTAAACCAGTGGGTAAAGCATTATAATGAATAATATATTTATAATTAGCATCTGGTGTAGGAGCCACATAAATAGCTCCAGATGTAGCAGTGCTAGTTCCCGTAGTTGCACCTCCAAACATAGCATAATATTTAGGAAGTCCTGTAGTATCTTGTCCTGCTGATCCTCCTTCAGGACCAGTTAACTCGCCAACATATTCTGAAATAAAAGTTTGATCTCTTTTTTCTAACCATTGAGCAGGTCCTGTTACAGCAGTAGTAGAATTATATACCGCTATACCTCTAACAAACAATGTTCCTGTTGGCATTGTAATAGTATTAAAATCTGTTGCAAATTGTGCTTCTGCTTGGACTCTATCAGAATCCATTGGACAATCTAAATTAATTCTATGTTCAGCATTACGAAGAAATCCATTTATAATAGCAGCAGTAAGAACATTACTATCTACTTCTGTGTAGTTTCTAATATCTGTTGTTAAATCTGAATAACTATATGCCATAATTAAGCTCTATCATTAACCGGTCCAATTGTACATTGAAAACCGCCTCCAGTTGCTGTTGTACTTGCATTTGATACTAAAGTAAAATTTATACTGTAATATTTTGTAACCGTTGTTGGTTGTGATCCTGTAGGAACATTATTAGTTGCTTGAGGAGTTAATAAATAACTTCCATAAACTTTTGCTCCTGAATCATGACTTGTTGCTGCAGTGCTAGCTGGAGTCACACCTCTAAAAGGAGCAGATGTTCCACGTGTACATCCTGTCAAATTGTTACCAGCTTTACCTGTGTATTGAATTACTTCATTTAAATATTTTCCATAATTAGTTGTGTTTGGAGTAGTATCAATTTTTTCTATCATGATAAAACCAGAAGTTGGAAACTCAGTTGCATCTGTTAAAACAATTGTTGTGGCAGAATTACTTATGTTTCCGTTTAATGTAGTTTCTAACTGTAAAGTAGAAATAGCAACTCCTCCAACTATTTCTTTAACAGATTGAAATCTTGCATACGTAGTGGAAACATAACCTTCATTTATTTTTGCATCTCCCGTGCTAAAATTAACTGTTGGAGATCCACCTGTAACTGTAAATGGATTATTAGGTAATAAATCTCTAACAGGAAATTCTGTTCTTGCTGGTCGTGCATGTTTTAAAGCTTGTGGATCTGCTGCTACCGGTCTAGGTTGTAATTGTGGTTGTTTAGGTTCAAACTCAGATTGATGCACCCATGCACCAGTCCATTCTTGCACCATTTCATCATAAGGAAATGCTGCACCCGATCTATCTGATATTGCAAGTGCTCTTCTACCTTTAGAAAATCTTGCCATTATTTTTTACCTTTTTTATCGAAAAAAGGCCCTGTCTTTTTTTCAAAATCTGATGTCATTACTTTGTTGTAATGATCAACCTCGGATGGACTAGCACTACGTTTTTTCTTTTTTAAATTTTCATTCATAGATTTTATAATTTTATCTTTTTTTCCAGTAGGATCTTTTTTATAAATATTTCTTTGACCTTTTAAATATTCAAGTCTTTCTTTTCTTGCTTTTTTTCCTACAGGTCTAAGTTTTTTAATTATAGCTCCCATTCCTTTAGTTATAATAGTCATTATATATTTGGATAATAAGTTTTCGGTGTAATATACGTACTTGCCGCTGATCCATCCTCCGCTAATGCTCTTGCTAATTCATCTTCATATAATAATTTCATTTCTTGTGTTCTTTGTGGTGCAAATTTTTGAGACAAATAAAATGCTAATCCAGCTACCATACAAGGTATAAATCTATAAGGAGCATCACTTGCATTAGTGTAAGCTCCTGCGTCTTGAATTCTTTTTACATAATAAACATTTAAAAAATTACTAGCTGCTGTTGAGTTGGGTAAGGGGTAAATAGTTATTGTAACTTTATCAATAAATCTTTGAACCCAAAATTGTGATGGTGTTCCAAGTGAAGTTTTGTTTGCTGTTCCAGCATATGAATCTCTAGCAACTTTTGTTAAACCAATGTCTGATTGGTTATTGTTATTATAATTTTGTCTATATGAACATCTTAAAATATCTGTAATACCGTAAATGCTTGCAGTAGGCACAGTTGTTGCTTGTGGTGGTTCTCCACCTCCAGGTATATCAGTAGAATTTCTATAAAAAGTATAAATACCAGATCCTTCAGCAGTGGCATCAATATTACTTGACGATCCTTCTACTAAATTAATATTAGTATTTCCAACTTCCCAAAAATGTATTCCTCGGTTGCCCCATTCTTGAAAAAGAATGTTAAGTGATCTTCTAGCAGTTTTAATTTGATGACCTGCTGATCCTACTAAACCAATACGTTCGTAAGCGTCAGCAATAATTTCATCAATAGAAAAATCTTGATCAAAAGAGTAAGACGAGGATGATGTGTTCGCCATTAGTTACTCCCTTAAAATGTTCCAACTACGTAACAAAAATCAACATTAGTCAAAACAACATAACAACCAGTGTCAGCATAAATACCAACACCCGGTAATTTAAACTCTTGAACTTCATTAGCTGCTGTTCCAAACTTACCATGAAAAATTAATTTTTTTCCTGTAGCACCAGAACCAATTTCATTATAAATTTTTATTTCAGCATCTGAATTTGAAGATTGTCCATAAACAGTCATAACTTGAGCTTTAGTAATATTCATTGCAGCACCAGTGCTGGTGTTTAATTTTTGAAGCTGTCCGCTCGTAGTTAAAACTATGCTTTGTCTAACTTTTGAAATAGATGACATATATTTTCTCCTTAAAATTTGTGTGGGCCGAAGCCCACACTAATTTATTTATTACTCAGTATCAGAAGTTGAAGAGAATCCAAGTAATTTTACTTTGAAAACTGTATCGCTTCCTGGGTCTGAATTAACAGTAAGTGTTAAAGTAGCTGGTGCTGCTGTAGCTGCTGCTGTACCTGCTGCAAGATCAACAATACCACCTGCTCCGTTAGATGCAAAGTGTCCTTTGAATCCTGCAGAGTTAATAGCAATAACTGTGCCCATACCATCTAAATATGCATCAGGGTCAGTTGCTGTTCCTACGTCCGTCAAATAAACTCCATTTGTTGCGGCTGTAGTTACAACTACGACTGCTGAAAGCACAATAAAGTTAGTTGGCATTGTAGCAGTTGAAGTTCCTGTAGTTGCACCATTTGCGACTGTAACAGATT